GGTATTTTAGAAGTTGCTGGTGAGGGTGGAAGTGCCAGAGCATATGAAGTTGCAGGTCAAATTATAAAATCAGTTGCAGATACCACTGATAAATTGATGGATCTTCAAAAGAAAGTTAAGGAAGTAGATGAAGATAAGAAACAAACAACAAATAATGTAACTAACAACGCACTCTTTGTAGGATCTACATCCGAACTCTCAAAGATGTTAAAACAAGGAATACTAAATAATAAGGAGAATTCTAGTTCTAATGAGTGATTCTGTTACTATCGAAGATTCTAAAGGAGAAACCTTTGCAGAAGTAATTGATGTTGTTGGTGTATCTGAAGTAAAGAAAGCATTTCAACAATCAGTGAAAGAAGGTTCACTTCATAAGTGGTTCAAAGGTTCAAAGTCCAAAGATGGCAAACCTGGTTGGGTTAATGTCGTCACTGGAGGAACTTGTGCTAGTGACAAACCTGGTGAAGGTACACCTAAGTGTGTATCATCATCAAAGAGAGCAAGTATGACAAAAGCAGAAAGACTCTCTGCTGCTCGTAGAAAAAAGAAAGCAGATCCTGGTCAACAAGCAAAAACTGGTGCTGCAAAACCAACCTATGTCTCAACTGATAAACCAAAAAAGAAAATGAGTGAAGAGATGAAAAGAGATGAATACGGTGATCCAATCGGTGGTCCTAAAATTTCAAAGAAGAAAATGAAAAAAAATCTTACATCAAATACACCTGATGAACAACATACCACAACTACAAGTGAAGGGTATATTGATCTACCACTAGAAGTTGAAATACCAAATACAGATTCTAAATTTAGATTAGGACTTATGTTCCGTGAAAGTTTAGATGTTGATAAAGGAATGCTTTTTATATTTGAGGAAGTTGGTCAACATTCATTCCATATGAAAAATACTCGTATTCCACTTGATATTGCATTTGTAAAGGAAGACGGAACTATCGAAAGTATTAAAGAATTAAAACCATATAGTAGTGTGCCTGTATATTCAGATGGTAAAGTGTTATTTGCTATCGAAGCAAATCGTGGTTGGTTTGCAGAGCATAATGTAGAAGTCGGAGATGAAATTGTTTTAGGAGAAGCAAAAGATAAGAAAGGTAAGGGTAGTGGTACAAAAGATGCTTGCTATCATAAAGTTAAGTCAAGATATTCAGTTTGGCCAAGTGCATATGCATCAGGTGCATTAGTCAAGTGTCGTAAAGTCGGTGCTGCTAACTGGGGTAATAAATCTGAGTCAGTTGAACTTGATGAAAAGAAAGCACAGAAGTGTTGGCCAGGTTATGAAAAGAAAGGAACTAAGATGATGTTTGGTAAGAGATATAATAATTGTGTGAAGAAAGAAGAGTTTTCAGATTGGAGAGATGAACTAGGTTACGAGGGTAAGGACGACTCAAAAAAGATTGAAGAGGGCAAGAGCCCTGCTTGGCAAAGGAAGGAAGGTAAAAGTGAATCTGGTGGTTTAAATAAAAAAGGTGTTGCATCATATCGTGCTGCAAATCCTGGTTCTAAATTAAAAACTGCTGTTACAACAAAACCATCTAAATTAAAAAAGGGGTCAAAAGCAGCAAAACGTAGAAAATCATTCTGTTCTAGAATGAAAGGAATGAAGAAGAAATTAACTTCTGCAAAAACTGCAAGAGATCCAGATTCAAGAATTAATAAGTCACTTCGTAAGTGGAACTGCTAATAAATTATGACTGATAATGTATACCTTGGTAATCCGAATTTAAAAAAAGCAAATACTCCTCATGAATTTACAGAGGAGCAGGTCATTGAGTTTATCAAATGTAAGAATGACCCAGTTTATTTTGCAAAAAATTATATCAAGATTGTTTCTCTTGATGAAGGACTGACTCAGTTTCATCCATATGATTTTCAAGAAAGGTTAATTAAAAACTTCCATGAAAACCGTTTCAACATATGTAAGATGCCTCGGCAGACAGGTAAATCTACTACATCTGTATCGTATCTTTTACATTATGCTGTTTTCAATGATAGTACAAACATTGGTATTCTTGCAAACAAAGCAGCAACTGCCCGTGATTTATTAGGTAGATTGCAAACTGCATATGAGAATTTGCCTAAATGGATGCAACAGGGTATAATATCTTGGAATAAGGGAAGTTTGGAGTTAGAAAATGGATCTAAAATACTGGCGGCATCTACCTCTGCAAGTGCAGTTAGAGGTATGTCTTTCAACATTCTTTTTCTGGACGAGTTTGCCTTTGTTCCTAACCATATTGCTGAGTCATTCTTTGCCTCAGTATATCCTACTATCACTTCTGGTAAAAACACCAAAGTCATAATGGTTTCTACCCCTCACGGGATGAACCACTTTTACAGGTATTGGCATGATGCAGAGAGAGGAAAGAATGAATATATTCCAACAGATGTTCATTGGAGTGAAGTGCCAGGCAGAGATGCTGTTTGGAAAGAACAAACTATTGCAAACACATCAGAACAACAATTCAGAGTTGAGTTTGAATGTGAGTTTCTAGGTTCTGTTAACACTTTAATAGCACCTGCCATATTGAAAAATATGGTATATGAGAATCCAATTACAAGAAATGCAGGTTTAGATATTTACGAAAAACCAGAAAAGGATCATAATTACATAATCACGGTTGACGTTGCAAGAGGACTTGGAAATGATTATTCTGCATTCTTAGTATTTGACGTTACTCAGTTCCCATATAAAGTAGTTGCAAAGTATCGAAACAATGAAATCAAACCGATGTTGTTTCCAAATATCATACTTGATGTGGCAAAGGGATATAATAATTCTTACATATTAGTTGAGGTGAATGACATAGGAGATCAGGTTGCCAGCATACTTCAATATGATTTGGAGTATGAAAACTTACTTATGGCGTCTATGAGAGGTCGAAATGGTCAAATAGTGGGTCAAGGGTTTTCAGGAAAGAAAACACAACTTGGTGTAAGAACTACGTCGGCAGTTAAAAAACTTGGTTGTAGTAACCTGAAAACACTGATTGAAGATCATAAATTACTTACATGTGATTATGAGATTATCTCTGAACTTACAACATTTGCTCAAAAACACAACTCATTTGAAGCAGAAGAAGGGTGTAATGATGACTTAGCCATGTGTCTTGTTATATTTGCATGGTTAGTTGCACAAGAATATTTCAAAGAAATGACTGATAATGATATCAGAAAAAGATTATATGAGGAACAAAAAAATCAAATTGAACAGGACATGGCACCTTTCGGATTTATTGAGACTGGTTTAGAGGATACCACCTTTGTTGACAAAGATGGTGATGTATGGCATACTGATGAATATGGTGATCGTTCTTACATGTGGGACTACAGATGATTTCAGCTTTACTTTTCAGTTCTAGTTTTCTTAACTTTGCTTTTTACATATATGCAATTGGATTTGTTATTGCATTAGTATTGGAGCAGTTTGTAAAGAGAACAGATAATCAAAGAAATATTTACATAGTAGAATCCAATAGAAAATATTTGTGGAGACAAACTTGGACAATCAATATTAATTGGTTTGCATGTAATGTGGGGTTATATTTTATATCAAGAAACATGCAACCTATGGGTGATACTTTCTGGGATGGTGCTTTATAATACATGTAGGCTACATGAAAAAGGGCATTTTAATAAATAATTTCAGAAATAATCTGAGATTCGGAGAATAAAGATGCCACTAAATTTAGCATCTCCTGGAATTGTAGTTAGAGAAGTTGACCTAACCGTTGGTCGTGTTGACACAGCATCTGACAAAGTTGGTGCTATTGTAGGACCATTTGCCAAAGGTGCAGTTGATCTTCCAATTTTGGTGGAGACAGAACAAGATTTACTAGACAATTTTGGAAAACCATACTCTGCTGACAAGCACTATGAGTATTGGATGGTTGCATCATCTTATCTTGCTTATGGAGGACCACTAAGGGTTGTAAGAGCAGATGATGATGATTTAAAGAATGCTTTTTCGGGAACTGCTGGAAGCATAAAGATAAAAAGCACAGAACATTACAATGATCTGGGATATGATGGTTCAACAATTACTGGTGTAACTGTTGCTGCTAGAAATCCTGGTTCATGGGCAAATAACTTAAAGGTTGCTATAATTGATGACTTAGCAGATCAAGTATTGCAATTCGGTACACTACCTTCAAATATACAAGTTGGTTTTGGTATTACTCAGGCAATACCACCAAATACTGTGGTTGCAGGATCTGGTACAACATCATTATTAACTGGATACTTTAAGGGAATTGTTACAGAAGTTGATACTACACTGAAGAAAGTATCTGTTAAGATATTAGAATCAGTTACAGAAGCAGGTGTTTCAACATCAGTAGATTACCAACCAAATGGAATTTATAAGTTTGGTAATACAGTAGCAACAGTTCATAATAATGCAGGTGTTGCAACAGGAACTGGATCACCAACTGGAAATTCAGATTGGTTTGATCAGCAAGCTATACAATTAACAAACTCAACAATTAATTGGAATAACATTGCAGAGAGACCTGGTACATCATCATTTGCAGAAGCAAGAGATTCAAGATTTGATGAAGTTCATGTGGTTGTGATTGATGATACTGGTGAGGTAACTGGTAACGCAGGTACAATTTTAGAAAAACACTTAGGACTATCAAAAGCAAAAGATGGTCTATATTCATTAGGATCACCATCCTATTGGAGAAAGTATCTTTATAATAACTCAACCAACATATTTGCTGGTGGTGCACCTGCAGGTATTGTCACAACATCATTTGGTGAAGGTGCTACCAACTTTACACTTTCAGCAGATGTAGGTTGGGATCAAAACGCACAAGGGATCAAATATGCTGGTATTGGTGTTACAACACTAACACTAACTGGTGGTAAAAACTATGATGGTGGATCAGATGAAGAAGCCGCTGGTGCATTCCAAGTTACTTTGGCTGGACTAGCAGGAGGTTATCAACTCTTTGAAGATGATAATTTAAATTCAGCAGACTTTATCCTAATGGGTTCTGCTAATCATACAAAAGAAACTTGTCAATCACTTGCAAATAAAATTATCTCTGTTGCGGAGATAAGAAAAGATGCAGTTGCATTTGTATCACCTAACAGAGGATCGTTCCTCAGTGATGGAAGTGCAGGATCTGTTGTGGTATTTGATGCAAATCAAATTACAGACAACGTAATTAGTTTCTTTGCTCCTGTATCATCTTCATCATTCGCAGTATTTGATAGCACATACAAATACATGTATGATAGATTTGCAGATACAT